GGGGGCAACGCTGAGTTACTTTGAGCCCATCTGGGCTCAAAGTGGACGGGCCACCAACTCCTCGCTCGGCCAGAACACGCTCTACTTCCAGCCGTTCGATCTGCCTTTCTACCTGAGTGCCAGCCGGATCAACTTCTACATCTCGATCAGCGGCGCAATGACCGCAGCGAACAGCACGGGAACGTGTCAGCAGGGGTTCGGGTACGCGCTGTACACGCGGGACATGACGGGAGCGGCGTCTCAGACGCTGTCGCTGCTGACCAGCTACAGCGTGACGCACCTGTCTCACTCGTTCACCAGCAACACGCAGTACCAGGCCACGCACTACTTCGGGCTGTCGAATGCCACGACGCACAGCACGCGGCAGACGGCTATCAGCGCCACGAACGCGACGACGTACCTCTCGACGAACATCAACGGGCCGAGGGTGCTTGCCTTGCCGCTGAACTCGGTACTGACGCCAGGGCGGTACTGGCTCGCCGTGGCGGTATCGACCGTGACCGGGAACGGGATGACGAACGGCCTGAGCGTGCAGATGACCAGCGTTGGCGTGGTCGGCGCGGCCTACCACTTCGGTTCGGCCTCGGCTGCCACGAACGCGAGCGTCTATCGTGCCCAGCAGGGATGGGGAAGCTACAGCGCCACATCGGCGGCGTTCCCCAACTCGGTGGCGTACTCGACGGATGCCATTCGTCACCCGGTGGCGATGACTGCGGTTCACTTCGACATCCGAGGTTTCGGGACGAGCACGAACCAGCTATGAGGCCCCAGCTCATCGAATCCGGCGTCCACAACGCAGACCTCGTGTCCTCGTCCGGTCGGATCATGCGCGGCTCTTCGTGGAAGGAGCAGAGCATCGTCTGGATCACGCCCTCGGCCGACTCGATCCCGGCGAAGGTCGTCTGGTCCTGGCTCAACCTCGTCTTCCCGCCGAACAACAAGCTCTACCGGATGCTCGCCCTCGGGATGGAGGTGGGCGAGGCGTACAGCAACGCCATCGACGCCATCCTCGCGCACCCGGAGTTGAGCAAGTGGAAGTACGTCCTGACGGTGGAGCATGACAACGCCCCGCCGCAGGACGGCGTGATTCAACTCCTCCGCAGGATGGAGGAGCGGAAGGATCTCGCCTGCATCGGCGGGCTGTACTGGACGAAGGGGCCGGAAGGCGTCCCGCAGATTTGGGGCGACCCAAAGGCACCAGATCTCAACTTCCGGCCGCAGGTTCCGGTCCCTGGTCAGATCGTGGAGTGCTGCGGGACGGGCATGGGATTCAACCTCTGGCGCATGGAGATGTTCAAGGACAAGCGGCTCCCGCGCCCGCTGTTCAAGACGAAGGCCGGCGTGGAAGGGGTTGGGACGCAGGATCTCGCGTTCTGGGGCGAGGCCCGGAAGTGCGGCTACCGCTGCGGAATCGACTGCTCGGTGCTGGTCGGCCACTACGACGCGGCCACGGACACGATGTGGTGAGCATGGGGAAGAAGAGCAAGGCGAAGAAGGAACCGAAGCCGCTCAGGCTGGACCTGGGCTGCGGCAAGGCGAAGCGCGAGGGCTTCACGGGCGTGGACATGATCGCCTTCGACGGTGTGGACATCGTGGCCGACCTCACGAAGCGGTGGCCCTGGAAGGACGGCACCGTGGACGAGGTCGTCTGCTCGCACACGGTCGAGCACCTCGAATGGCCGCAGCGGGTTCACTTCTTCAATGAGCTTCACCGCGTGCTGAAGCCCGGGGCTCAGGCTCAGATCATCACGCCGCACTGGTCCCATGCCTGCTACTACGGCGACCCGACGCACAAGGCGCCGCTGTCGGAGTGGTTCGCGTTCTACCTCAACCGGGAGTGGCGGGAGCGCGAGGCTCCGCACGCGCCGTACACCTGCGACTTCGACTGGGTGTTCGGGGGATCGTGGGACCCGTGGCTGGAGACGAGGAATCAGGAGTTCAGGACGTTCGCGATGAACCGTCACGTCAACTCGTGGCGGGATCTCATCGTCACGCTGACTAAGAGGAACCCCAATGCCTGACAAGAGGGACGCCATCATCGAGCAGGCCCGCGAGCGGTTCAAGCTCGTGTGCGAGGCCGAGTCGGCGCAGCGCGAGCGCGAGAACGACGACCTCCGCTTCCAGATCCCCGAAAACCAGTGGGACGACAAGGCCCGCTCGGCCCGGCAGGGCGACGACAAGACGCCGCCCCGGCCCATCCTCTCCATCTCGAAGCTCGACCAGCCGCAGCAGCTCATCCTCAACCAGATGCGCCAGGCCGACCTCGGGGTGATGATCCACCCGATCAGCGAGGACGCGGAGCAGGACACGGCCGAGATGCTCCAGGGGCTGTACCGCCACATCGAGCAGAAGAGCCACGCGGAGCTCGCGAGGTACTGGGCGTTCCAGCGTGCGGTGGCGTGCGGGCGCGGCGCCTACCGGGTCCTCACCGAGTACGACGAGGAGGGCGGGCACCCGTCGGACCAGCGGATCGTGATCAAGCGCATCCTCCACCAGGAGGGCGTCTACTTCGACCCCTCCGCGGTGGAGCCGGACTTCTCGGATGGACGCTTCGCGTTCGTCGTGTCCTGGGTGAGCCGTGACGCCTTCGCTCGGATGTGGCCGAAGGCGAAGGGCGCGAACGCGGCGAAGCTCGAGTGGGAGGGCATGGCGCACGACGCCCCCGAGTGGGTGCGCGAGGACGACGTGCTCGTGGCCGAGTACTGGTACAAGGAGTACAGCGAGGAGAAGTTTGCGGTCGAGGGCGAGGAGCGGACCCGCGAGGTTGTCACGGTCAAGGTGTGCAAGCTGACCGGGTGGGAGGTTCTCGAGGAATCGGTGTGGCCGGGCCGGTGGATTCCGATCATCCCGGTGATCGGCCGCGAGCTCACCCCGTTCGACGAGGAGCGGCGCTTCGTCGGTCTGATCTCGGGCGCGAAGGACGGGCAGAAGTTGTACAACTACGCGGCCTCGACGCTCGTGGAGCGGATGGCCCTCGAGCCCAAGGCCCCATTCGTGACGCCGGCCGAGGTCATCGAGGGGTACGAGGACTACTGGCAGCAGGCGAACGTCAGGAACTTCCCGTACCTGCCTTACAACGCTGTCGTGAAGGGCGGGGCGATTCTCCCGCCTCCGCAGCGGGCTCAGATCGACCAGACGGGGACGAGCCTCGCGATGGCGGCGCTGCAGCAGGCCGACAACTTCATCCAGAGCGCGACGGCGATCTACGACCCGTCGCTGGGTCGGCTGTCGGAGCGGGACCGCAGCGGGCGGGCCATCCTGGCGCTGCAGCAGCAGGCCGACAGCGGCACGGGACACTTCCTCCAGAACCTCGCGGACATCTCGATGGTGTACGAGGCGAAGGTAGTGCTCGACCTGATCCCGAAGGTGTACGACCGGCCCGGGCGCATCACGCGCATCGTGCGAGGCGAGGACCGCAAGTCGGCGCCAGTCATGCTCGGAGTGCCGTTCGTGCCGGACCCGCGCACGGGACGGCCGATGCCGGCGCCGCCCACCGCGCAGGGAGTGAAGCAGTACGACCTCTCCCGCGGGATCTACGACGTGTCGGTGACGATCGGGAAGTCGTTCCAGACTCGGCTGCAGGAGGGGAGCGAGCGGATCGGAGAACTCCTCGCGCAGAAGCCCGAACTCTTCGTGATGATGGGCGACCTCTTCCTGCGCTTCCAAGACTGGCCGGGCGCGAAGGAGATGGCCGACCGCATGGCGAAGGTCAGGGAACGTCAGTTCCCGGGCCTGGGCGAGAGCGAGGACGGGCAGATGCCGCCCGAGCAGATGCAGGCGCAGTTCCAGGGGATGCAGGCCCAGATGCAGCAGATGGGGCAGCAGCTCCAGGCCGCGATGCAGGCCCTCCAGACCGAGCAGGCGAAGCAGCAGGCTCAGATCGCGAAGGCGCAGCTTGACGCGCAGGTGAAGATGCAGCAGGCCGAGCTCTCGATGCGCGAGGCCGCGATGGAACGCGACACGAAGCTGCGGATCGCCGCCGCGGACAACGAGACGAAGCTGCAGATCGCCGGGCTGGAGGCCAAGCTGGAGTCGCTCCTGACGCTGCTCAACCTCGAGGCCGAGGCGAAGAAGATCGAGCGGATGGAGCAGACTGCGGAGCGCAGCGAGGAGCGCGGCCGGCAGCACGAGGCCGCTATGACGGAGATGAAGAAGCCCGCGCCGACGGTTCCCGAGACGAGTGTCGACGGCGGGCTGGGAGGGTTGGATCGGTGAGTGGTCTGAGCCGTGCGGCGTTCGCTGAGTTGCGGGCGCAGCGCGAAGACACGAAGAAGATGGCCGAGGCCGCGGTCAACAACGAGTTCCTGACACGGCATCGGGTCGAGGCGCTCGAAGGGATTCTCGGACGTGGTTTCTGGGGCCGGCTGCGCTGGCTCCTGTTTGGGAGGTGACGGTGAGCAGCACGGTCGCGGTCGGCGGGATGGAGATCTCGAGCAACCACGAGAGCGCGGAGGAGATGGTCACGGCGCTGAAGCCTCCGAAGGAGGACGACGGGAAGACTCCGCGGGTGGTCGAGGACGCGGGCAAGGTCCTCGAGCCCGAGGCCGAGCCCGACCCGCTGTCGAAGGCCGCTGCGGAGCTCGGGAAGAAGGGCGGCGAGGCGGCGGCGAAGGCCCGGGCCGAGCGGGACAAGGAAGCGGACAAGACCCCGGACAAGGCCGAGGCCAAGTCGAAGGAGGACAAGGCCGAGGGCGAGGACAAGGGGGAGGACAAGCTGGGGCACCGCCGGCACGACCCGCGGGCCGCGGTGATGGAGGCCCGGCGGGCGCAGCGGGAGGCCGAGGACCGGGCGAGGGCGCTCGAGGAGCGGCTGGCCCGCCTGGAGGCCCGGGTGGCCCCGGACGACCCCAAGGGTGGGGACGCCCCGAAGAAGGCCGTAACGGGGCAGGACGGCAGCGCCAAGGGCAACGGGAAGCCCTCGCCCGACCAGTTCGACACCTACGAGGACTACATCGAGGCGTTCACGGACTGGAAGGCCGACCGCATCCTCGAGCGCCAGGCCGAGCGGGCGCGGATGGAGAGCGAGTCGGAGGCATTCGCCCGTAGGCAGCAGGAGAAGGTGGACGCCTTCAACGCCCGGGTGAAGAAGGCGCAGGAGGCCGACCCCGAGGTCATCGACCGGATCGACCCGCGGCTGCTCCAGCTCCAGCCGACCTTCACCCTCCCCCCGGGGTCTGCGGTGACGGCGGCGAACGACATCGCGCAGGCGATCATCGAGTCGGAGCACTCCGCGGCGCTCCTGCTCTACCTGTCGGAGCACGAGGAGGTGATGGGCGAGCTCCTGCGCCTGCCGGACAGCTACGCGGTCACCAGGGCGGTGGGGCGGCTCGAGGCGAAGCTCGAGAGCGTTCCCCCTCCCGCCCCGAGGGGTGTGAGCAAGGCACCGCCCCCGGTGCGGCCGGTGGCCTCGACCCCGAACCCGGGCGAGCTCGACGTGATGGGCGAAATGGACTTCGACACGTTCTACCGCCGCCGAGCGGCGCGGCGGGCGTAGGAGGGCGCTATGGCCTCGGCGGGATCTCCCCTCGGAGCGTTCATCAACGTCAGGAAGGGCCAGGAGCACGACCCTCGCGGTCTGACGCTGGGCGACCTGATGGAGATGACGCCGCACGAGGCTCTGATGGCGGGCCTCGACATCGCGGGGGAGGACCTCGCCGCGCTGGACGCCGGCCAGCCGGCGCTGCGGCCCGCCCGGGAGGTGTCGGACCCGTGGGGCGCGAAGATCACGGCCGACGAGCAGGCGCAGCGCGAGGGCGCGGTGCGGGCGATGCAGAACATCCCGTACTCGCCCCTCGCGGCCGGCGTGGAACTGGCGGCGCCGTCGGCGTACGACGCGCTGACGCGGGAGGTGCCTGGGGCGAACCCTGAGGCGCCGAACGTGGTGGCGGCGTTGGACAACCTGAGCCTCGGGGGGCTGATCGAGGCCCCTGTGGCGCGGAGCCTGCTGCGGACGCGACCTCCTTCGGCGCGGGAGACGGCGCCGGCCCGGCTGCGCGGGATGCCGCGGGGCGGGGAGGAGACGGCGCCGCCGTTCTACTCTCAGGCGCGGACGGTGGTGGAGGACCCGAAGACGCAGGGGACTCAGACGGGCGAGGCGTGGCTGAAGTTCATGCAGGACCCGAAGCGTGGCGTGAAGGCTGAGGAGTTGGAGTTCACGCGGCTGGGTGACTTTCTGAAGGAGCGGCGCGGGGAGCGGGTGACGCGGGACGAGATCCTGGGGCACTTGGACTCGAACGAGATCGAGGTCAAGGAGGTGACGAAGGGGTCGCCGCTTCAAAGCGAGCTTGGTGCTGCGGAAGATGCGTTCAAGGCTATCGCGCATCGGGCGTTGAGCGCGAGCGATCAGCAGATCCAAGACCTTGCGCTCGATGTTGCCCGTGGAGATGTTGGGATGGAAAGTCTCAATGACTCCATGCGGCCAGCCGCCCAGGAACTACGACGGACGTATCTGGCGAGACAACACGGGACCCCATTCAAGCCTACGAAGTTCGAGCGTTACACCCTCCCCGGCGCGGAGAACTACCGCGAGGTGCTGCTGACGCTGCCGGCAACCAAGCCAGCGGGACAGACGAAGTGGACGACGCTGGAGGGTCCTAGCGGCTGGAGCGTGTTCGCTGATGGTCGCCAAGTGGGGCACTGGTACAAGTCGGAGGCCCCCACGGCAGCGGATGCAATTCGTGAAGCTCAGGTCGGATGGTCGTCCGGAGAGCTGCCCGAGAGTCAGCGTGGCGGTTTCACCTCTTCCCACTGGGACGAGCCGAACGTGCTAGCGCATCTGCGTCTGAGTGACCGGGACATGGACGGGAAGCGGACGCTGCTGGTGGAGGAGATCCAGTCCGACTGGGCGCAGAAGGGACGCAAGGAAGGGTTCAGGCCAGATGACGCGGACTGGCTCGACAAGCGGCGTCAGCAGATCGAAGCTCTTGGCGAGAGGGCGACCCAAGAGCAGAAGCGCGAGTGGGCCGCGATCAAGAATGAGTTGGAGAAAAACATTCCCACCGCACCCTTCGTCCGCGACACGACGCGGTGGACGACGTTGGGTCTGAAGCGGATTCTGAAGATGGCAGCGGACGAGGGGTACGACCGTGTCGCCATCGTGCCCGGAGCGGAGCAGGCCAAGCGGTACGACCTGAGCAAGCAGGTGGACAGAGTCGAATGGATTCCAGGCGATAAGACCCTGCGGGCCTACAGGCAGGGCGCAGACACCAGCCCAGTCATCTCTCGGACGCTGAACAGTGAATCAGAGTTGGCTGACGTGATCGGCAAAGAGGCCGCCGAGAAGCTTCTCAGGCAGCCGCTGGATGAGAGCAAGATCAACCGTGCACCTTTTCAGAAGCTTGAGGGCGAAGAACTCAGCATCGGCGGCGAGGGCATGAAGGGCTACTACGACAAGATCGTGCCCGACGCCTTGAACAAGCTCGCCAAGGAGTACGGGGTCAAGGTCCAGCTCGAAGGCGGGAAGGTGCGGCCCAAAGGAACCGAGGGGGCAGACTTCTACATCTCTTCGGATGAGGCGGGCGGCTTCGCAATCTACGATTCGGCCGATGAAATGGGGGCTCCAATCGCAGAAGGATTCAAGACCGAGGAGGATGCCAGGAAGTACATGCGGACCCTTGACCTTGATGCGGTTCCCGTCCACACCCTCGAAGTCCCGCCGGAGATGCGGGAGAAGATCAAGAAGAAGGGCTTCCCCCTCTACTCCAGCCTCACCCTCGGGGACATGATGGGAGCCCAGAACGCTTGACGTTCGCGGTACAATGTACCCGACGGTTTTCTGCAACTCGGGAGAGACGCCCCGCTTCCGACGTTGGCCGCTCCTGGGGCGCTCGGGAACGTGGCAACGCTGGCACCCACGCCCGGGCACGAAGTCGGCCGCAGCGTCCTGCCAGGGACGAGCGCGGCAAGCGGACTGAGGAACTGAAAGACCTCGACGCTAGCTTCCGGGCCGCATCGGCCCCCAGGAGCAAGACCACATGGCGAACACGCTCGTCACCCCGACGTGGGTGACGAACGAGACGGCCCTCCGATTCATGAACTCGGTCAAGGGCGTCGCCAACTTCAACCGATCCTACGACGACCGCTACAAGGCGGGCGGCGCGAAGGTCGGGGCGACCGTTCTCGCTCGTCTCCCGCAGCAGTTCACCGTTCGGCGCGGCCAGGCATGGGCCCCGCAGAACCTCTACGACCAGACCGTGCCGATCACCCTCTCGTACCAGACGGGTGTGGACTTCGAGTGGAGCTCCGCGCAGGAGACGCTCGAGGTCGATCGCATCCGTGAGCGGTACGTCAACCCCGCCGCCGACACCCTCGCCTCCGACGCGGACGCGCAGGGCATGGCCGACGTGTACCAGTCGGTCTGGAACGCGGTCGGCACGCTCGGCACCACGCCCTCGGCCAACCTCACCTACCTGCAGGCGAAGGTGAAGCTGCTCGACGGCGCGACTCCCGAGGACGGCCTCGTCGCGGTGCTCGACCCGCTCGCGGAGGCCACCCTGGTCAACGCGAACCTGACCCTCTTCAACCCGGCTCAGACGATCTCCGATGCGTACAAGCGGGGGATGTTCGGCCGCGGTTCGCTGGGGATCGGGGAGTGGTATCGGGACCAGAACGTGCCGCGGCACACCTCGGGCACGTTCACGGCCTCGACCCCTCTGGTCAACTCCGCGAACCAGACCGGCTCGAGCCTCGTGACGAACGGCTGGGCCTCCGGTGCGACCTCGCTGAAGAAGGGCGACATCTTCACCGTGGCCGGCGTCTACTCGGTGAACCCGCTCTCGAAGGTGAGCACGGGCCGGCTGCAGCAGTTCGTCGTGACCGCCGACATCAGCGACACGTCGGGCGACATGACGATCTCGATCAGCCCGTCGATCATCACCTCGGGCGCTCTCCAGACCGTGAGCAACTCGCCGGCGCATCAGGCGGTCATCACCGTCTGGTCCGCGAACCCGGCCGGCGGCACGCTGGCGACCACGGTCAGCCCGCAGTCGCTCGTGTTCCACCCCGACTTCGCGGCGTTCGTGATGGCCGACCTCACCGACCCGAACGGCGGTGCCAAGGCCACGTTCGCCCGCAGCCGGGACTGGGGCATCTCGATCCGCATGGTGCAGCAGTACGACCTGACGAGCGATCAGAACGGGTGCCGTCTCGACATCCTCTTCGGAGCCGCCCCTCTCCAGCCCCGGCTCGCGTGCCGGGTGGTCGGGTAGGAGGGCATCATGGCACTCGCCGAAACCACCTTCTCGGCTGCGGTCAACGCATCGGCCAAGGAGATCACCGTCGCTTCGGCCGCGTCGATCTCCGCGGGTCGTCTGCTGCAGGCCAGCTCCGAGATCATGCAGGTCGCGAAGAACTACACGAGCGGCACCACGGTTCCGGTGCTGCGCGGGCAGTTCGGCACCGTCCAGCAGTCTCACGCCTCGGGCGAGCGGATCGTCCACGGGGACGCCGCCGACTTCAGCACCGGCTTCTCCTACTCGCCCTACACCCCGACCGGGCGCTCGCGCCGGGTCGTGTCCTACACCGGGACGGCGGCTCAGACGTGCGAGCTCCCGCGCCCGGGCGAGGACCTCGTCGTCGTGATGAACGGCTCGGCGATCAACACGCTGACCGTTCCCGTGCCGACGAAGGACCTCGACGGCTGCACCATCACGCTGGTCAACTCGGCGGCGGCAGCGCACATCATCACCTTCACGGGTGGTTTGGGCGGTGCCGGGTCGAGCTACGACGTGGTCACCCTCAACGCCAGCGGCACCTGCGCGCTGCAGGTGATCGCGTGCAACGAGGTCTGGTGCCCGATCTTCGCCCCGGCGATGGGCGGGACCGTGACCAACCTCATCGGCACGATCGCCTAAGGAGGGAATGACAATGGCTGTCCAGAGAAACCTCCCCTCCACCGCGAACGGCGACTCGACTGCGGTCGCGACGACCCCCTCCCGAACGGGCACCTACCTCGAGGCGTACACCCTCCCCCTCGGGGGCGGCGACATGTTCTTCGGGGACGAGGGCTCGTTCTTCCACGCCTGCAACGCGACCCTGGCGACGGGGATCGCGGGGCACGCGGCGCCTGTCGTGGCCGACAACGACACGAAGGCGCTCCTGCACCTGTACAACTCGGGCACGAAGCGGATCTACCCGATCTACCTGCACCTCGAGGTGACCGCGGCCGGCAGCAACGGCACGGCGCACTACACCACGATCTACACGGACGACAAGGGTGCGACCGCTCTGACCTCGGGCGGCACCACGATCACCCCGGTGAACGTGAACGCCGAGGGCAGCAACACGACCGGCGCCATGCTGACGTTCGGCGCCGCGGTGACGGCGATGACGACGAGCCGCAAGGTGTTCCAGCAGATCGTGAGGACGGTCATCCCCGTCGTGGGTGACACGCTGATGATCCGGTTCGGGGCGCCGAACGGGAACTTCTCCTCCGCTCTCGTCACCTCGGGCACGGCCATCGCGAACGTGGTGCAGTACGCGCCTCCGGTCGTGATCGGCCCGGGCAGCAACCTCAACATCGCGCAGATCCGGCCTTCGCAGTCCGGCGCTGCGAGCTACCAGTTCTCGTTCGGGTACATCGAGCGGTAGCCCATGCCTGCAACCGTGACGCTCTCGACCACGTCGCTCGTCCCTCGGGTGGCTGCGAAGGAGCGTTCGGTGCGGGTGGCGTCCACCTCGGGGCTCATCCCCGGCATCTGGCTCTTCTGCGACGGGGAGCTGATGTCGGTGGTGCGCCTCGGGGTGGGCACCGACGTGACCGTGCTCCGTGGTCAGGGCGGCACCCAGGCCACGGAGCACGCGAGCGGCGCGACCATCTACATCGGACGACCCGACCAGTTCTACACGTTCGACCCCGTGGGGCTCCCGCCGGAATCGATCCCGGTGTCTCCCCACATCAACGCCGCAAACGGTTCGGTCTGGTTCGCGACGGGCGCGGGCGAGGGGCGGCGGTGGGTAAAGCAGACCGCCGAAACCGTCGTCGGGCCGCTCGGCGTGACGACGACCGCTTTCACGCCTACGTCCTCGACGTAGGTTCGGAAGGAGACAGATGGCGATCCTGCACAATCCCGAGTCCCCCTACGTCAAGGAGATGGCGAAGTGGGAGCAGTTCCCCAGCGAGTACACGCTCGGGGGGCTGAAGCCCGGGAACCCGTACACGTTCCGGCCCTACCCGAAGATGCTGTACATGGCCCGCCAGACGCGCAGCGGGAAGTGGGCCGTCTCGGACGAGCTGCCCTCGCGCTTCGGCTTCCCCGACGACCAGTCGTGGGACCGGGCATGCCAGGAGGTCGCGAAGTTCAACGAGTCGTGCTACCGCGTGGTGAACGACGAGGCCGAGGACAAGCGGGCGCACGAGGAGGGCTGGCGCGACAACCCGAAGATGGCGATGGAGTGGCGCGAGTCCCTCGAAAAGGCCATCGGGGACGCGGCTGCGGAGAGGAACTTCCGCGACCGGAACATGGGCGAGAAGGCGAAGGCCGAGGCCGCCAAGGCCGAGGCCGAGCACTTCGGGCACCTGGCCGAGATCCCCGAGAAGCCGCGCCGTCGCAAGGCGTCGTAAGGCGGTCGCCCCGTGGCGAGCGTCCTCGACATCGTCACCGACGGGTTGCGAGAGCTCGGGGTCCTCGCCGCGGGTGAAGTCGCCTCCGCAGACGACGGCGCCTACGGCCTCCGGGCTCTCAATCGCCTCCTCGACCAGTGGGCCGCGGAGCGGCTCCACATCTACGAGGAGGCCCGCACGACGTTCACGATCGCCTCGGGCACGCAGGCGTACAACGTCGGCACCGGGGCCACCGTGAACGTGGCGCGTCCGGTGTCCATCAAGCACGTCACCTACTACGATTCGTCGGTGAGCCCTGTCCACGAGATCCCGCTCGACCTCCTGACGTTCGACGGGTGGGCCGGCATCCCGCAGAAGGCGCTCACCTCGACGTACCCGACCCACGCCTGGTACGCGACGAACTACCCGCTAGGCTCGCTGAAGCTGTGGCCCGTGCCCACCTCCTCGACGCTCGTGGGCGTCGTGTACGCGCCGAAGCAGGTGTCGGAGTTCGCGTCCCTCGCGGCGACGGTGAGCCTGCCCCCGGGGTGGCGCCGGATGCTGGTGAAGAACCTCGCGGTGGAACTCGCCCCGAGCTACGACAAGCCCGCGGGGCGGGAGTTGACGGACCAGGCGCTCGAGTCCGTGCGCGTGGTGAAGAGGTCGAACCACAAGATGACGGACCTCGGCTTCGATTTCGCCGGATCGGGCGGGGAGTCGTTCGACATCGAAGAGGGCTAGGGTGAAGTTCGACGCTTTCATCGGCGGCAGCTACCAGTCGCAGGCGGTGACCGCCGATCAGGAGCGTACCGTCAACTGGTATCCCGAGCTCCTCGAGGCCCCCGGTGCGACCGCGAAGGCGGTGCTTTACCCGACCCCTGGCGTCCGCACGCTGTCCTCCGCTGGGCGCGGGAACGGGAGGGCGCACTTCGCGCTCAACGGCCGCGAGTTCGCGATCCTGGGGACGACGCTCTACGAGATCGACTCGGCTGGGGCTCTCACGCCTCGCGGGTCGGTCGCCCAGGACGCGAACCCGGCGACGATCTCGTCCAACGGTGAGGGCGGGAATCAGCTCTTCATCACCTCGGGCCGGAACGGCTACGTCTTCAACCTGACGAACAACAACCTGCAGCAGATCACGGCGCTGAACGGGAAGGCGACGCAGGGGGCGCACCTCGACGGCTACTTCCTCGCGCTCGACGCGGTGACGGCGACCCTCTACATCTCGGACCTGTACGACGGGGCGACGTGGCAGACGGGCATCCAGTTCGCGCAGCGTTCCATCGCGGCCGACCGCTGGGTGGCGATGGCGGTGCTCGGGCGCTTCCTGTGGCTCTTCGGGGAGAGGACCTCTGAGGTCTGGTACAACACGGGCGCGGTCTTCCCCTTCGCGCCGCACCCCTCGGGCCTCATCCACTACGGCATCGCGGCGCCGTTCTCGTCCGCGATCATGGGCGACTCGGTGATCTGGGTCGGGCAGACGGCGAGCGGCCGGCGATGCGTGCTCCGGGCTCAGGGGTTCACGCCGCAGCCGATCAGCACGAAGCCGCTCGAGGCCGCGCTCGCGGACTACCGCGGCGTCTCGGGTGCGGTGTCGGACGTGTACTCCGACGCGGGGCACACGTTCTACCTCGTGTCGTTCGACCGGGACGGGGTGACGTGGGCCTACGACGACGCCACGCAGATGTGGCACGAGCGGGGGACGTGGATTCCCCAGGAGTCCAAGTTCACGGCCTGGAGGCCGAGGTACTACGCCTGGTCGTTCGGCCAGCATCGGATGCTCGACGTGGGCAGCGGCGCCGTGTACGAGATGGCCCGGGACGCGACGACGGACGTGGACGGGCTGCTCATCAGGCGGCTGCGCCGGGCGCCGGCGATCAGCAACGAGAACGACCGCGTGTTCTACGCCTCCTTCGAGGTGGACATGGAGCCGGGCCTGGGGCTGGACCGGCCGAAGCGGGCGCGGTTCAGCATGAACGGTGTGAGTGGGGTCTGATGCCGATCGAGATCCCCCTCACCTATCGTATCGACTTCACCGACGAGTCCGGGCCGGGCGTGACCTCGTGGCTGTGGGAGATGGGAGATGGGACGACGTACACGACTCAGAACCCGTCGCACACCTATGCCGCCAAGGGGGTCTACATCGTGAGGTTGACGGTCAACGGGGTCGCGACGGTGACGGACACTGTGACCGTGAGCGATGACAACGTGGCCTACACCACGCCTGACCCGGCCTACGGGGAGGCAGTGGGAGGCGACCCGCGGGTGATGCTGCGCCTGTCGAACGACGGCGGCAAGACCTGGGTGTGCGAGATGCAGCGCCGGGCCGGACGTAGCGGGGAGTACTGGCGCCGGGTGAGGTGGGACCGGCTCGGGCAGGCCCGGCGCCGTGTCTTCGAGGTGTCGGTGACGGACCCGATCCCGTGGCGGCTCGTGGGGGCCTACGTCAAGATGACCCCGGCGGGGAGGGCCTGATGGCGCAGCGCCTCCTCGACTCGGCGCCGCCTCCGACCTCGGACCCCGTGGTCGGGCGGGACGGCCTGCTCACCGCGGCGTGGCGGGAGTGGTTCCTGCGGATGCCGGACACCCTGTCTTCGATCCCGTCGAGGATCAACGTCGTGGAGAGGCCCGCCTCGAGCTCCAGCGTGACCGCCACGGACTTCAGCGGGGGGACGTTGAAGGCCGGGCTCTACCGGGCGACGTACTACGCCAGGCTGACCGCTGGGGCGCTCACGGTGACGTTCCGGTGGACGGACGGCGGCTCGGCGCAGTCGTGGGCGAGCACGGAGACGACGGGGTCGGTGATGCTGCGGACGGACGCGGGGGCCTCGGTGACCTACGCCGCCGCATACGTCGGCAGCGGGACGTACTCTCTCGACGTGGCCCTGGAGAGGATCAAGGCATGAAGTGGCGGCTCCTGACGCGGGCAGAGGCAGAGACGGTGCCGGGGATGATCGACCCGGTGCCGGACAGCCTCGTCGCGGTCGGGGCGGTGGATGACTCCGGGGCGGTGGTGGCGTGCATTGGCGCCTTCGCGGTGCTCCATGCGGACCCGGTGTGGGTGCGCGAGGACCACCGCAACGGGAAGACGCTCCTGCGGCTGTGGGAGGCGATGAAGCGCGAACTCGCGCAGCGCGGCATCAGCGGGATCGAGGTGCTGATGACGGAGCACGTCCCCGGGCCTCCGTTGGAGAGCACCGTGGCGCGGCTGTGCGAGGTCGCGGGCGGGCAGGAGATGAAGCTGCGGCACTTCATCGTGCCGATCGAGGCGGTGTAATGGGCTGGGAAGCCGACGCGGTACAGAGGCAGTACGACATGGCCCGCACGTCGATCCCCGGAGCGAGGAGTGGCGGTATGGACCCCATCATCGGAAGTTCGCTGATCAGCGCCGGATCGGGCATCGCCTCGTCCGTCACTGGTGGCAAGGCCGCGAAGGAAGCGGCGAAGGCCCAGGAGCGGGCTCAGGACAAGGCGCTCGCGTTCGCCCGTGAGCAGGAGGCCACCCGGCAGGGCCAGTACGGGCAGGCTTTCAAGATGTGGTACGCCTCGCAGCAGGCGCTGCGGGAGCGGTACGGCCTGCCTCCGCTGCCTCCGATGGACGCCTTCCCGGCCGCGGGCGGCGGCGCCGCTGCCGCGGGAGCGGACCCGCGTGCAGCGTTCGCGGACAACATGAGAAGCAAGTTCGGCAGCGGGAGCCGTGTCGCCGCCGTGATGGACCCCCGCCCGGCCGCTGCTGCCGAGATGCCGGCGGGCGCGACCCTCGGGGACATCATGCGGCGCGATCCCCGGGCCGAACTCGAGGGCTGGAACGACTGGTCGCGGATGGGGCCTGCGTGATGATGGGCATCTGTCATATCTGCCAGCGCATCGAGTTCGTGAAGTACTGCGGGCTGTGCAAGCACTGGCTGTGTGACGAGTGCCGTCCGAAGTGGCCCATGAGGGTGAAGGCAGCGGCGAAGGCCGCGGTGACCCGGATGGGCACGGACTGCTGCGGCCCGCTGAAAGAGGTGACGCGATGACGCCCGAAGAACTCCGACGACTCGCACAGGAGCAGGGATGGAGCGAGGACTTCCAGCGATTTTCGGCGCCAACTTTGCAGGGATGGCTGGACCAGTACTGGGACCCGAGCCAGAACAAGTTCCGCTCCATGCGCGGCGCCGAGGGCTACTTCGAGAAGCCGACCGAGTGCCCGCCCGGGATGATGCCGAGCGGCCCCGACGAGACGGACCCCTGCATCCCCAACGAGTCGGCGCCGGGCTGGGGTGGCGGTGGCGGGGCCGGCGGCGGGGGAGGCCGAGGAGGGCGCGGCGGGTACGGGCCGGCTGGTGACGTGCCCGAGTTCAAGTACACGCCGTTCGTCGCTCCGACCTACGCGGACATCGGGAACGACCCCGCCTACCAGTTCCGGCTGAAGACGGGCATCGATGCCATCCAGAAGAGCGCGGCGGCTCGAGGGCTGACCCGGGCCGGCGGGACTCTGCAGGACATCATGGGGTACGGGCAGGACCTCGCCTCGCAGGAGTACGGGAACCAGTACAACCGCGCCCTACAGACCTGGGGCGCACAGTACCAGGGCGAGAAGGACGCCTTCGCGCCGCAGTACGGCGGATGGCAAACGATGTACGCGGGCGACCTCTCGAGGTGGACGACGAACCAGAACGCCGCGCTCCAGAAGTATCTCCAGCGCGAGCAGAACATCTACGGGCTCATGAATCCCGTGATGCCGGGGATGTAGCTATGCCCACTGTGATCCCGATGTTCCAGCCGCGAGGGGAGTCCATCATGGAGATCCTCATGCGGCAGGGGGACGTTGCTGGCCGTGCTGCGCTGATGCGGGGTGAGGCGATCTCCCGCGGCATCGAGGGCGTGGGCAACGCTGTTGCTCAGGGCGTCATGGCCTACGGACAGCAGAAGGACCAGAAGAAGCGTGAGGCCCAGCTCGACGCGGCGATGGCGTCGTTCGACCCAGCGAACCCGATGGACTTCTACCGGCGCACGGCGGTGGCGGTTGGTCCCGAGGCGGCGATGCGGGTGACCTCGGGGATGGCCTCGCTGATGAAGCTGCAGCAGTCGCAGCAGCCGGACATGAAGGACGCCGCGACTCTGGTCGGTGGCCTAGCTGCGCTCGAGGAGAAGGCGCCGGGGTGGATCGCGAAGAACTGGGACACGACAGGCCCGAGCCTCGAGCCCGTGGCGAAGCTGTTCGGGGTGCCGCTGAATCCCGAGACGATCGGGGAGACGGTGCTCTCGCTCAACGCCGGGTTGAACAAGAAGGCGCCCACGGAGCCGAAGACTCGACAGGTGGAGGTGACTCTCCCCGACGGGACGAAGGAAATCCGCATCGTCGAGGACAAGCCGGGGCAGACGTTCGCGAGCGCGGCGCCGCCAGCGAAGGCTCCCGCAACGCTGAATGTCGGCGGGCGCGTGATGCAGTTCAACGAGAAGACCGGCCAGTTCGACATCGACCTCGGGAAGACGGAAGCGGCGATCGGGCGCGAAACGTCAGCCATCGACAGGGAGACGGCGAAGGCAGAGAAGGAAGCGGCGAAAAACCGAGAGGCACAGGAGGCCAAGAAGGCAGCGGATAGCCAGGTCGCAGCGGCGTTCGCTGCGATGGAGACTGCACTGGGCGAGGTCAAGAAGTACGCCGGGCCGAAGGCATTGACCGTCCCGCTGGAGGCGGCAAACGCTCGGCAGCAGTACCTCAGCGCGGCCAACGCCTTCGCGGCGACCCTCTCCCGAGCCACGGGAGACACTCGGATCTCCGACCTTGATCGAAGGGCATACGCCGGCCTGCTGACCTACACCGGCCCCGGCAAGTCGCTCCTGATGATCGCCCGTCCCGATCTCATCGAGTCGCGGCTGAAGGAGGCCAAGGAGTTCTTCGCCGCCGCCGCGATGGCGAGGGACGGGAAGACGCCTGAGAAGCCTGATCCCCTTGGACTGCGGGGTGGCAAATGAGCGTCGTCGGACTCATCCGTCAGGCGTATCCCGAAGACTACGACGACCTGTCCGACGAAGAGCTGGAGAAGCTTGTCGCAAAGGCCCCGGCCGAGGTGCGCCTCAAGTTGGCCCGCGCATACATGGACGCCCTGAGCGTGTCGTCGGCGCGGGACCGCGGGCTTGATGACCCGCAGTCTCCAGAGTTCCGGGCGCTACGCGAGAGGGGAGAGCGTGAGGGCACGGCACGCGCTGCTGGTCCGACGGTCGGAATCCTCGGCACGGCTGCCGCGTCTGGGATGCTTCCCGCTGCGGTCGCGATGCGTGGGGGCGGCGCCGTGATCGGTGGGACCGAAGGCTACCGTAAGGGCGGTGTGCCCGGGGCGTTGGCCGGCGCCGCGGTGGGAGCGGTAAAACCTGGGACGACCGGGACCGTGGGCGGCGCCCTACAGGGGTACGAGTCGGGAGGGGTTCCCGGGGCCGTGGCCGGCGCCGCTCTCGGGATGCTCCTCGGGGGAGGGACGGGACAGGTTGCCCGAGAGGTCGCGGCCCTACGCGGCGCACCGGCCGCAGTCACCCGTGCGGCTGTGCCCGAGGTCGCAGCGGCTAGGGCCGCTACCTCTGCAGCGCCGGAGGCGGCTGCAGCGGCGCCGAGTGCCGCGAGCGCGGTGCAGGCGCAGGCTGACGAGATCGCCGCTCAGATCCTACGATGGAAGAACGAGCAGGGATTCTCGGGGGCTCAGATCGTGTCGTCCCTTCGCAACGTCTACGGCATTACTCCGAAGGACGGCAATAAGATGGTGCAGATGGTGCTCGGCACCCCGGCCAAGGCCGCAGCGAGCCCTCTCCGCGGGCCTCGCATCGAGGTCGGCGCCGAGCGGGTGGGCAAGGGCCTGGGACTGACGAAGGAAGAGGTCCGGCGCCAGACGGGACCGATCGTCGGTGAGGCCGTGGGCGCGGCGTCTCCTGTCTTCCCGCAGAAGGCTTTCGACGCGATCTACGAGAAGATGATAGCGATGCCCGCGTCCGAACGGTTGGCCTATGCGGCCGCGGCGAAGGGCGAGAAGGCGATGAGCCAGGTCGAAACGATCAGGCGCGTGCTCGCGAAGCAGGGACTCATCGTGTCCGCTGCGGCGATTGCCGAGGCCATCAGACGCCGCGAGGCGAGGGACAGGGAGAGTTAGAGCATGGCCGGAACCATCGCCCCCGTCATCAAGCACCAGTTCTTCACCGACGCCGGCATCATCGCGTCGGGCTATCTGCTCTTCTCCTACGAGGCCGGGACCACCACTCCGCTCTCCTGCTATCAGGACGCGGACCTCCTGATCCCTCACACCAACCCGATCACGCTCGACGCCGCGGGCAGGGCCACGATCTTCCTCGCCGCCGCATCGTACAAGTTCAGCCTCGCGCTTCCGACCGACACCGTGCCCGACTCCCCGGTGTGGACCGTGGACGAGGTGGACTCCCTCGCGGGGATCTCGGTCAATCAGGATGTGGTCGCCGTGGCCGGGGAAGCGATCACCGCCCTCGACGCGGTGTACGTCTCGGACGGCAGCGGTGGGCTCACCGCGGGCCGGTGGTACAAAGCCGACTCCACGAACGCCTACTCCTCGAGCTCAGCGTTCCTCGTCGGCATCGCGCCGGCCTCGATCTCCATTGGGGAGACGGGGACGGTTCGCATCCTGGGGCGGGTGACGGGGCTGTCGAGCCTGACTGCGGGGTCGATCTACTACGCGGACTCGACCCCTGGTGCAATCGTCGCCAGTGCGCCGAGCAATGCCCGTATCATCGGGTTCGCGGACTCGACCACGACGCTCCTCGTCTCCTCGTCCGGGAGCGCGACGACGGTCGTGAGCGGCGGGAGCGGGGACAACGGCGAGCAGCTCATCGCGGACACGCAGATGCTGATCTGGGCTGCTGGTGACGCGGCGGCTCCGTCGCACTACGTTCTGGGCGGGACGACGCCGACGATCACGCGGGCCGGGGACGGCCTCGGGGACACGAACCGCAAGTATGGACCGTACTGCGCGAAGCTGACGGGCGCCGCGGGGGGGGCGGGGACGCTCCTGCAGTACGTCCTGCCGGCGGCGTCGTTCGACTCGTACTGGCAGGGGCAGTCTTTCTCGATGGGGGCGTGGGTCAAGTGCTCCTCGCCTTCCTCGGCGCGACTGCTGATCTACGATGGAATAGGCACGTCCAACTCCAGCTATCACAGCGGGGGCGGCGCGTGGGAGTGGCTCACGGTCACGAGGACACTCGACGGTGCGGCGTCGGAGCTCACGATGGGCTTCGAGACGGCGCAGTCGGTAGTGTCCTACGTCTCGGGGATGCGCGGAGTGCGGGGCGGGACGGTGCCCGCGGGGCCAGCGCCGAGCCCGAGCGTGTACGGCACGATCATCTTCAAAAAGAGCGGGGACTGCTCCGCGGCCGAGGACTTCGACGGGTTCATGCCGTCGAGGCCGCTGATCGTCAAGGACGTGGTGCTTCGCATCCTGACCGCCCCGACTGGCGCCAATCTGGTCGTGGATGTGAAGCACTGGGACGGTGCCGCGAGCCAGACCATGTTCTCCAGCAAGCCGACGATCACCGCCGCAGGGAACTACGGCGAGAGCCAGCCGGACGGGACGTATCGCTACCGTTGCTTCACCGGCTCCCAGGCGGCGACGTATACGGACGGTCTGATGTCCGTGGACATCGACTCGGTGGGCTCCACCATCGCGGGCGCGAACCTGACCATCTTCGTGAGGTGCCTGCAGTACCTGAGGCCGCTCGAATCCTTCCTCGGCTACAACGAGTAGCGCATGGCGACCTACCTCTGCCGCCCGAAGGCCGACGTGGCGAACTTCGGCTGGACGATCAACCTGGGGCTGTCGATGTGGTCGGTTCTCACGTCGGAGGACGACGGCAACTCCTACATTCGTACGGGCTCGACGAACCGCTACTACTACGCGCTCCTCGACAAGCCCATCGTGGGATCGGTCAGCCCCTCGACGATGTACATCCGCGCCAGGTACGCGGACGGCCCGCCGACGCTCACTTACGGCACGGCGCTCTCGACTGTGGACCTCGACACGGACACCTATACCCCGGGCTTCGACTGGGGGCAGGATTCCTTTTCGCTGACACCCGCCTCGGGCGACGTGAACCAGAGCACGTTCGCGTGCGGCATCACGACGGACGGGACGAATCCCCAGGACGTGCGGGTGTCGTGGATCAGGCTCGACCTCGTCTACGACCAACCGAGCGCAGACGGGTGGGCGTACCTGATCGGGTCGTTCCTCGGGCCGCTCGTCGCGGTGGGACTGCAGGAGATGCCGGGGTTGATCCGGCGCGTGAACGAGCTCGCGAGGTCGGTTCCGATCGGGCATCCGTGGAGTCCGCACCGACTGCACGAGGACGAGGCTCAGGCGTACTGGCATTCGCTGCGGGAGTTCAGAAGCCCCGTCTATAGCATCTGAAGTCGAGAGGGCGGGGTGGGAGTCATCCCTGGCCGGGCCACCCCGCCTCCCCGATTAGGAGGCTATGCCCCGCCCAGCCCTATTATAGCCGCCGCGTCAACGTTTTGAGGAGGTTGTGCCCTTGGCGAAGAAACCCCTTGACATCCTTGCGGCAGGGAGCGATATTGAGGGTGCGATGGCGAGCAAAGAGGTCCGGGCGTACATGGCGGCACTGGCGAGGCGCAAGGCCCGCAAGATGACAGCCGAGGAACGCCGGGACCTGGCGTTGAAGATGAACGCCGCTCGCTGGGGCAAGCGCAAGGGGGGGAAGTGACTCTACATCCAGACGACATGGCTGTCGCGTTCGGGGTGCTCTGCACCTACGCGCCGGCTGACACGAAGAGCCTGTCGGGGTATCGGCAGATGGAAGACGCCTGGAGCCGGGCGATGATGACGCTTCAGGCCCAGATCGACCGGCGCCGGGAGGACGACCTCAACGCGCAGTACCGCTACGAGCGGGCTCGGGGGGTGGCACTGTGAGCGCCCCGAAGGACTGGGCCGAGCGGCTGCACCGCCGCGCCTGCGGCGAGACGATCAGCATCCTCTTCAAGAACGACATCGGTCAGGCGCTCGACGTTCTGGCTGACGCGGCGAACGTACTCGAGACCGTGGCGATCGAGCTTGACAACCACTCCGACGCGGACGAGGACGGCGCGAACTGGGCGATGAGGCTCCTGCGCGACGTGGACGCCGTGCGTGACCGCATCAAGGACGGAGGTGCCCGGTGAGCGACACCCTCTACGACGACTACGTCCGGGTGCAGGACGGCCGGCGCGTCTGCCTGCGCTGTTACCACTACTCCCGGCACCTGGAGGACGGCTACTGCCCCCGCTGCAACGGGGAGGCCGAGACGGACCTCGAAGCGCGGCAGCGGGAGGCGGCGCGGCGCGGGGCGCGTCAGACGGCGGCGTACCTGCGGCGCATGGGTCATCCCGGCGAGGCGCTGATCCACGAGGAGGACGTGCGATGACCTGCCGATGCTGCGGTCGTGAACTTTCCGAGGAGCAGGGCGGCTGCCTGTGCGCGGCCCTGCCGAAGTCGAACCTCGCTTGGCGCGACCTCCCGGTGACGGAGGGAAGCGCGATGCTGCGCCGGCTCGCCGCCCAGCAGTTGGAGTTCGCTGCCTACTACGAGTCGATGGGGCGGGCCGAGGCGGGGATGCACCGCCGCTGTGCCGAGGACTGGATTCGCGGCGCGGAGGCCCTCGAGGCCCAGGCCGCGGAGGACTCGCGGTGCTCCGACGAGGAGGCGCTGTGAGCAAGCACACGCCGGGGCCGTGGACGGTTGGCACGAGTGCCACATGTTCCGTCTGGGTTGATGAGATACAGGTAGCGTCGTGTGACTGGCGCTCTGAAGACGGCTCCGCGCCGGACCCAGATTATCGGGTGGCGAGCCTGGATGAGCGCGAGGCCAACGCCCGCCTGATCGCCGCCGCGCCGGACCTGCTGGTGGCAGCGATTGCCCTATGCCGGAAGTTGAGCGAGTACGCCGACGATGGGCTCGATGTTCCCGGCGAGAGGTTGGCGCTGGAGGCCGCGATCCGCAAGGCCGAGGAGGGGCTGTGATCGCCTGCTGCCCGAGCTGCGGCCGGCTCCGTGTGGACGGCAAGTGGGGTTACTGGGACGTAGCCCCGCACGAGACGGAGACGTGTCCGTCCTGTGAGGAGGTGAAAGCCGAGAACCAGCGGCTCATGGATCGGGCGCTCGAACTACGGCGGACCGCGAGGGCGCAGCGATGAGCGCTGGCCTGCCGGTTCGCTGTGAGTTTTGCGGCCGGGTCCGACATGGGCTCGGGCAAGACTGGTTCATCCACTCTTTGGAGTTCATCCGTGAGGTGGCGGGGGCGTGCCGGTCCTGCGGTGACGAGCGGCACGACGAAGCCGAGCGAACGTACTGGCGCGAGTGGCGTGCAGCGCAGCGAAGGAAGGCGACCGGGCGGTGCGCTCCGGTCGAGGGCGACGTGTTCCGGGGAATGAGGGGAGAAGACGAATGAGCAACTGGCGTGACGCACTTCCGTCGCAGTGGCTGAAGGCGGCGGACTTCGAGAAGCCGGGCCTGCTGACGATCCGCAAGTTCAGCATCGAGCAACTGGGCGACGACAAGCGGCCGGTCGTCTGGTTCGACGAGGTCGAGAAGGGCCTCGCGCTGAACATCGTGAACGGCTCCACCATCGAGGACATCTGCGGCAGCGCAGACCCGGAGCGGTGGGTCGGGCACAAGATCGTCTGCTTCAAGACCCAGACCGACTACCAGGGTAAGCGAGTGGACTGCATCCGCATTCGGGCGCCGCGACCGGGCACGGTGGCACAGCCGGCCCCGGCTCCGGAGTTCCTGCCCAGCGACGACGACGTGCCCTTCTAGGCCCAGCACATGGCCTACGTCCCGCGCATCCCGGCCCGAGTAGACGAGCAGGGCCAGCTACGCCCGGCCGATCCGGTGGCCTGGCGCAGCTACCTCGCCCGCAACAAGGGCCGGGATGTGTGGGTCACGGTGACGCGGCAACAGGTGTCGCGCTCGCCGCAGGCGAACCGCTACTACTGGGGCGTCGTGGTCGAGGAGGTGGCGTCGTACATCGGGGAGAGCCGCGAGGAGACGCACCAGCTACTCAAGGCGCAGTTCCTTCCGAGCCGGGACATCGAGTTGCTCGACGGCAAGCGGCTGAAGATGCCGCCGTCTACTACGCGGCTGACGGTGGAGGAGTTTGCTTGGTACGTCGAGGCGGTGCGGGCGTGGGCGGCGCGGTTTCTCGGGCTGTCGATTCCCGATCCGGGAGAGGTGGAGGTGGTGCTGTGACGATGCATCTGCTGCACGGGGGCCAGCGGGAGCGGATCACCCGGTCGGAGCTCGACGCTCTGGACCGGGCCCTCACCCGCATCCGCTGGGAGGAGGCTTACGCCGAGGTCAGCCGGCGCCGGGCGCGGTGGGAGCGGTCGTGGCGTAGGCGGGCGCGGAAGACGCTGCGGGGCGCTGGGCTGTGGCTCACCGCGGCGCTCGGGGCCGTCCTCGCGTGGTGGGGGCGGCGGTAGTGCGTGGTCGTGGGTCGAAGAGTGGGGGCCTGGGTTTGATTTTCACCCAGTCCAAGCTGCTGGTCCCCTCCGGCAGCGCCCCCACCCTCCGGTCTGCGACCGGCGGCGCCGGGCCGATCCCGGTCTGTGACGGTACTGGAGGGACTAGCGCAGCAGACGACTCCTGTTTCCGTGAGTGGCAGGTCGGGCCGGGGGCGGGTCACTCCCCCGGCCCACTTTCGTTCAGGGGAGGCGTGGATGGGGTTGGGAGGGCTGGGAGCCGTGGGTGACTCAGGGAAGGCCGTAACGGACTTGCTGGGTGGCAAGGATGAGGCGTGGCGGCACTGTCGGCGCTGCCGCAAGGCGTTCGTGGCACGCCGAAGGGACCATGTCTTCTGCTCGGGCCGCTGCGCCGAGAGCGACTACAACTCCCGCCGGCCCGTGGTCAGGACGGAGCAGCCCCGGTTCGACTTCACCCCGGCCGCGCACGACCTCGCCGTCGAGGGCCGGCGCCGGGAGTCCAAGGCGCGGGCGATCGTGGCCCTCCTCGCGGAGCGGCCGGCGACCACCTGGGATCTCGCCCGTGTCGGCGGCATCCGCTTCAGCGCCCGGCTTCAGGAGCTTGAGGCCGAGGGGCTGCGGTACGAGCGAGAGGACCGGGGGGATCACTCGGTCTACCGCATGACCTCGGCGCCGACGTGGTGGGCGGCATGAGCGGGCTGTCGCGGGACGACGGTCGGCACCTGTCTGCCGAGGGGGAGGACGGGGCTCGGGCGCTGTGCGGGATGGTCGCCGCGCTGGCCCTGAGCTGCGTCCTGTGGCTGTGCATCGGGATTCTGCTAGGGGGGCTGCTGTGACCTGGGTCGAGGTGTGGGCGATGTGCATGGTCGGGCTCGCTGCGTGGGCGTGGTGGCGGCTGGACCGGCTGGGGGACGAGCGGGTGAGCCCGGGGTGGCGTCGGCGGCACGAGGCCGGGAGGGACCAGCGATGAACGTCTACTGCGTGCTGTCCGAGATGTTCGAGGACGGTGGTTCCGGCTACGAGCCGCCCGAGTGGGCGCGGATCGCCGTGATCGTCGCCGCACCGTCTCGGGGCCGCGCCCGCTATCTCGCCGTCCGAAGTGACCGTTCGTTTCGTCGCTACGGGCCTAGAGACTGGCCGAGGCTGTGGTGCAAGCGCATAGGTCAAGGACTGCTGCGCGAAGGCGTGCTGGGCTCCCCGGAAGAGGACAAGTGGTGGCCTCGGCTAGAGGGCTGGGACCCGGCCCGGCGCCGGCACGACCGCGGCGAGGGGCAGCTCTAGGTGTGCGCGTACTCGACCTCTTCTCAGGGATCGGCGGCTTCGCCCTCGGGCTCGAGTCCGTCGGATTCCAGACCATCGGGTTCTGCGAGATCGAAGCATTCCCCCGAGCAGTGCTTGCCCACCACTGGCCCCACGTCCCCATCCACGACGACGTGCGGACCCTCTCAGCCGAGTCTGTTCCCTGGCTGCGAGCCGAGGCCGAGCGAGGCATCGACCTCATCTGCGGAGGATTCCCCTGCCAGGACATCTCGGTCGCGGGGAAAGGGGCAGGACTCAGCGGGGCCAGATCGGGGCTTTGGCGCGAGTGCTCCCGGCTTGTGGGGGAGCTTAGACCCCGTTGGGCACTGTTTGAGAATGTCGGTGCTCTCAAGCAGCGAGGCATTGACCGGGTGTGCTCGGATCTGGAGGGCCACGGCTACGCCGTCTGGCCGCTTCTGGTGGGTGCTGGCGTCGGCGTCGGAGCGCCCCACCGAAGGGACCGAGTCTGGATCGTGGCCCACCGCCAGAGCGGAGGACAGCGAGTCGGCGGGAGCGCATGTCACGCGGGGGACTGCGGAGACTCTGACGGCGGCGGCACGGGACTGGGCCACGCCCAACACGATGACGGGCGGGCAGACGAGCCGGGGCGGGGACAGGAAGGGGGAACTGCTGCTCGGTGGTCAGGTGCGTCGGAGTTGGACAACTCCGACGCAGGACGACGCGGGCGGGAGGGCGACCCGGTACAAGCAGGGCGGGACGAGCCTGAGCGCCCAGACTCAGCGGTCGGCCTGGCCGACCGCCACCAGCCGGGACTGCGTGTCGAGCGGGGCAGCGAACTACAGCACGGAGTCGGGGCGGCACAGCGGGACGACGCTGACCGACGCGGCGAACGGCCTGTGGGCGACGCCGGCCGCAGCGGATCACAAGAACTGCGGCGGGACTGGAACCAGCGACTACAAGACCTTGCCGGGGGATGTACTCCGCGCTGGCCTGCTCGACCAGGGGAGCCCCAGCACGACTGGGAAGAGCCGAGACTGGCCTACAGCACGGGCCGGAACCGACACGCTAGTGGGCGGCACGGGGAATCTGGCCCAGCTCCGGGGAACGGAGCTGGCAAAGGGGATGGGAAACAGGGGGTCGCTGAACTCGCGTTGGGTAGCGCAGTTGATGGGCTACCCGTCGGACTGGTGCGCGAGCTCGCTGCTCGACACGGCCTCTCGGAAGCTTTTGTCGCGGAGTGGTGGACGCGCAATCGCCTCAAGGTCGAAAGGGCGCACAACCGGGACGCGCTCAAAGCCTACGGCAACTCGGTCGTCCCGCAAGTCGTCGCCATCATCGGCAAGGCCATCCTCGAAGCGGACAGGGAGCAGCGATGAGTAGCCTCGACGGGGTGGTTGCGGGCCTGGTGCTCTGGGCGGTCATCGTGGCGCTGGAGCTCGCGTGGCTGCTCAAGCACGGGCGCAGGAGCCGATGAAACCCTACTTTGATGACGGGCAGTGCGTGATCTACCACGGGGACTGCCGGGAGATCCTGCCGGGACTGTGGGCTGATGTGGTTGTGACTGACCCGCCGTATGGAATAGGTGCTGACGTGCGGCAGGCGGCGCGAGCCAACAAACAACATGGGCGAGCGTTGGCTCCGAGCAGTGACTACGGATTTACTGCATGGGATAGCACGCCTCCTGACGCAGAGACATTCGCTGCACTGCTCCGGTGTGCTCCCTACTCAATCATCTGGGGCGGCAACTATTTTGCCCTAGCCCCATCCCGCTGCTGGTTGGTCTGGGACAAGGACAACGGAAAGAACGGATATGCGGACTGCGAACTAGCGTGGACAAACCTTGACAGAGCAGTGCGCCGGTTGCGATATCGCTGGATGGGTATGCTCCAAGAGCCGGGCGTTGAGCGAAACATCCGAGAGCATCCTACACAGAAACCTCTAGCGGTGATGCGCTGGGCGATCCAGCAGGCACCAGCCGAGTCTGCAACCGTCCTCGACCCTTTCATGGGCAGCGGCACCACGCTCCGGGCCGCTAAGGACTTGGGCCGGCGAGCCATCGGGATCGAGATCGAGGAGCGGTATTGCGAGATCGCGGCGAAGCGGCTGGCTCAGCAGGTTCTCCCGCTGGAAATTTCTGGCTAGATGGCTAGACATGTGTGCTACACTGCCGTTGACGGCTCACGTCAGACGGACCTCCGGCTCAGTGGTTGCTGAGCAGGAGGGGCACGGCGGGGGCCACCGAGAGCAGGTCGGTGACAGACAGATCATACCACAGCCCGTCAAGCCGACAAGCCCTTGGCCGCAGTCTCTCTGCGCTGGCCGAGCGGAACCAGAACGCGAGCGCATCAAGTCGAGGCCGTCAAGCCTCGAGCAGTCAGCACACCGCAAAGCTCTCTTCCCCTTCGGGGGTTCTCTCCCGGGCAACGGGCCGGTACTCGATCCGGCATACGCCATACGTCCCGGTCGCAAAGGCATCAGACAAGCAGAGCTGCAAGCGGACCACCTCAGACTAGTACCGAGGGGAGGTGGTGGTGTCGGCTGTCGTCCCCGCTTGGGGGGTATGCCCAAGGGAATGGCGGGAGTCCATCTGGGAGGGGGCAAGTGAGCATCAGGCGTGAGGACCGACCAGGCTACGCCGAGGCGATCTGGAGCGAGTTCTGCTCCCGGGCAAAGCACGAACGAATCATCAGCCCCGCCGAGTTCCGGCTGGTGGAACGCTGGATGGAGCAGGGCATTCCGCTGCCTGTTGTGTTCCGCGGCTTCGATGACTTCCGCGACCGACCCCGGCGGCTCGAGGCGATGGAGCTCCCGGTGCAGAGGGCTTACGAGTACTGGTTTCAAGCGATGGGGGGCAGATGAGGCTGCGGGGCCAGGCGCAGGGGTTGCCGAGCGGGACGGAAGACTACGTCGCGGAGGTGATCATTTGATCAAGCGGCGCAAGCCCCTCCGACGAGGCAAGCGGACCTCGGCGCGCAAGAAGTCCCGCATGGCCCTCCGCAAGGAGTGCGACCGCCGCTTCGCCCTGGCGATCAAGGCGAGGGACGGCTGGCGCTGCGTGATGTGCGGGCGCACGCAGGGAGTGCAGTGCGCGCACCTGATCTCCCGGCGCTACCACGCAACGCGCTGGATGCTGGGCAACGCTGTCACGCTCTGCGCCTCGTGCCACCTGGGCGGGCACATGGACCCGTTGAGGTTCGAGGACTGGTGTGTGGCGCGACTGGGCGAGGCTGGGTGGGCCGAGCTCCGTGCGATCGCGAGGAGGGGGACGCCGTGGGTGGACTACGAGGCGGTGCTGAAGACGCTGCCGAAGGAGGGGGTATGACTGACGCTGGCCGTGCTTTGGACCGACTGACCGACGTAGCTGCCGGGCGGGGCTACGAAGGCTGGTATGTGCCCAAGGCGATACAGGCTGACGTGGCTGTGCTGCTGGCCCGCGTCCGCACGCTGGAGGAGGCGCTGGACTGGATCGCCCTTTATGCCGAGACGTATCGCAGAGGAGACTGGCAGACCGAGATTCTTGATCGTGCCAGTGCCGCCCTGCGGGGAGGTGAGAAGTGAGCAGGGCCGAGGTGGAGCGGCTGGCACACAGCAAGGGCACGTTGGTGAAGGTGCTGGAGTACGTCCATCATGTCCTGACTGGTGGTGGCCCGGTGGAAGCCGACCTGTGCAATTCCGTGCAGCTTGCCGCCGACCGGCTCGCCGCCGAGGTGGCGCGGCTGCGGACTCGACTTCGCAAGTGTGAGGATGTCGTGAAGCGCGCCGAGACAGCCGAGGCTGAGAACGAGCGGTTGCGTGAGGAGATGAAGCCCCTGCTGGAGCTAACTGGGGTTGAGGAGAAGCTGTTGCGGCGGGCGATGTATGCCGAGGCCGACGCGGAGCGGCTTCGGGCGGCGCTGCGGGCGATGGTCGAGAGGTACGCCAAGCATTCTGGCCTGTGCGTCCCGGTCATCGACGGCAAGATGGGCGATGTGACCGAGGAGTCCTGCGTCTGCGAGCCGCTGTACAAGCAAGCCCGCGCCGCCCTGCGGGGAGGTGAGCGGGAGTCCAACGTAATCACCGAGGGGTCTACCACCTACGTCCGCAGCCTGCATCCGCGTGGGGGGAGGTGAGTGATGGACGCCCGCGAAATGCTGGAGAACCTGCGTGATGCGTTGGTCGAGGCACCCGTAAAACGCGAAGTCAATGTCAACAGCATTGGCTACGACGTGCTGTTTCTCTCAGCATCGCTGAGAGAGAGGCGGATCGACGCCATCCGCGAGGTGCTAGCCGAGGTGGATCGGCTGCGAGAGGACTCCCAGAACGACTACAAGGCGTTGTGGGAGGCCGAAGAGGCCCGCGCAGAGAAAGCCGAGGCCGAGGTGGAGCGCAGCCACAAGGCCATCCTCGCCCTGACTGGGGAGGTGGAGCGGCTGCGGGCCGTACAGGGCAGAGTGCTGAACCTGCTCACCCATGTCGAAGACGCTGGCGACTGGGAGGCCGTAAGGCTGGCCCGCATCTCCCTGCGTGGAGGTGAGTGATGAGCATCTCATCGAAGCGGCACGCCAAGTCCTACCAGACGAAATCGGAATGGGAGCGTCGTGCCCTCGCCGCCGAGGCCGAGGTGGAGCGGCTGCGGGCTGATGAGCCCCGTTGTCCCCTGTGCGAGGCAGCGGTTACACACGACCCCGAGACATGCACGCGTGTCCACCTACAGGACCGCATGGCGAAGCTACGAGAGGCGCTGATAGCTTACGACAAGCTCTCGCTGGTAATCGAGAGTGCCGTCCGAGAGCGGCGCGACAGGGACTCCCGCGAGGAGGGGAATTACGAGCTACTGCTGCGCGTGATCTCTCAAGCCCGCGCCGCCCTGCGGGGAGGTGAGTGATGAGTGACCTTCGGATCAATGTGGAGGTGGACCTCATCACGAAGCTGACCCGCGAGCTAGACGATGCCCGCGCCGAGGTGGAGCGGCTGCAAGGTCTGCTGAACGAGCAGAAGCTTTTGACCGCCAGCTATGCCACCGATGTGGGAAGGCTGGAGGCCGAGGTGAAGCGGCTGCGGGGCCAACTGGACGCCTGCAACGCATCCGCAGCCGAGACTGAGCGCCAGCTTGCGGCTCTGGTCGAAGCGGGGGATCGGCTGGCCGCTGACGATGACTATGGGATCGCCCTACTGGAGGCGTGGGCCGAGGCCAAGAGAAAGGCGGGGCTGTGAGTCCAGCCCGTGACGGCCGCAGCAAAGCCAAGCGCCGAGTCTGCCCCCGCCCCGGCTGCGGCCGAGTCTGGTACGCCCTCGACGATTCTGAGCCCGACATCTGCCCCTCCTGCCGCATCGGCGCCCCCCTCGCGGTGGTCGGCTCTTCCCGCGTCAAACCCGTTGACTCCAAGCGTATAATGCCCTGACGCACCTTCGTGGGGAGGGTGTTTGGACGGGGCCGCTGGAAGCGCGACGACCGAGACGACAGCCGAGCGCAGCGTCTTCCGTGACGCCTGCCGCTTCGTGGTCGATGCCCTCGAGGGCGGGGGCAAGCTGATCTCAGACCAGGGCGGTCGCACGCGCTGGGGGATCAGCCAACGCGCCTACCCCACGCTCGACATCGAGCACCTGACCCGTGAGCGAGCGGAGACGCTCTACCACGAGGACTTCTGGCGCCCCGTCCGCGGCTACGCCCTCCCTCCCGCGCTGAGCCTCGTGGTCTTCGACGCCGCTGTGAACCATGGCGTGACCCGCGCCGCGAAGATGCTCCAGAAGGCGCTGCGCCTAGAGGTCGTGGACGGCGTGATTGGCCCCATCACGGTCAGCGCGGCGAAGATGGCGATGCCGCAGTCGGAGCTCATCGTGCGGCTGCTCTCGGAGCGGCTGTCCGAGTACGAGTGGCTCGCACGCGCCGACCCGGCGAAGCACGGGTCCTCGCTCCTCGGCTGGCGTAACAGGCTCTTCCGGCTCGCGATGAAAGCGGGCCGCTGGCAAATGGCATGACTCACCCGCCTGCCTCGGGGCACCCCTCCCCTGCGGGCGTATCCCCCGTGAGTCCTCCCGGTCCCCGGCGGGGGGCAAGCCCAGCCCCCGGTTTCGCTCCCCGCCGGGGAGACGTACCGCATGGAGGTCCCCACCCGATGCGAGCTCTCGCTGTTGCCCTCTGCCTCGCCCTCGTCGCGGCCTGCACTCCGAAGCGTCCCCCGAAGCCGCCCGAGCCCCCGCCGCCTCCCGTCAAGGAGGCGAAGTTCCTGAACCTCCTCGTGCGCCAGGAGGCCGGCGGGACGCTAATGAAGGGTGGACAGCCGTGGAAGCCCTTCGGCTTTGTGCCCTGCTGGGACGGCGAGGAAGTCGATCACATGGGCTGGCCCGGGATCGACGACGCCGGGATGGACTACGCCTTGCAGTACGGGGCCGACGCCTTCCACATCAGGCTGGGGCCTTTCACGCGGGACGACAAGTGGCCGAACGGTCTGAACGCCGGTAGCTCGGCCTACATCGACGACGACCCGGCCAAGGGGTTCAACCCAGCGTGGTGGGCGAAGGTCAGGCGCATCGTCGAGCGTGCGGGCCAGCGCGGAGCCGTCGTCGAGGTGGACCTGATCGACGGATGGCAGTGTCGGCACGCGACCCCGAAGGGCGACCCCGGATCGGTGCCGCACCCCTGGAGCGCGGCTGACCTCAACGCCTGCGCGAACACGCTCACGCCGACCCATCGGGACTGGCTGCGGAAGATCGTGGACGAGGTGGGCTGTTTCGGGAACGTCATCTGGCAGGACGGGAACGAGATCGGCATCAACGCCTCGTACAAGCCAGCGTGGTCCTTTGCCATCCGAGACGTGATCCGCGAGGCCGAGCAGGAGCTCGGGTGCGGAGTCGTCCACCTCTTCGGGACGAATAGCGGTCACGCGGACGTGGAGTCCGACCCGCGCATCGACTACACCGTGACTCACCAGCGTGCGGGCGTCTCGGGGCCGTACTACGGGAAGCACCGGATGAACAACGAGCGCAACCCGCCATTCTTGCCGGATCAGGAGCACGCGCTGTGGTGCGCGGCTCGAGAGAACGGCGCCGCGACGTGGTGGTACTGGCGCGGTGGAACCCACAAGGACGAGATGAGCGACACGCTCGCGCTTTGGCAGAAGGGCTGTGAGGGGATGGGGGGCGGTGACTGCCCCTTCGAGGTCCCGGTGCCAACCGTGATCCGGGTCAAGCCTCACGGGACCGACTACTACGACGCGACGCCGCTCGTGCAGAACTTCACCTACTGCCGCAGCATCGACTCCGACCGCTCCCTGTGCCCCGTGCGCCCCGAGGGGGACCCCTTCAGGGAGCCATGCGAGCAGTCAGCGATGGGCTCTCAGATCCAGTGGTGGCTCACTGATGTCGAGGGCGACCTCGGGATCAAGGTCAGCCACCGCGGGTACGGCGTAACGGTGACGGGGCGTGGGAAGGCTCGGCTCCGCTGCACCTTCGCCACGGCGAACGGCGAGGACAAGTGCTCCAACGCGCAGGGCGGCGAGCTGTGGGTGAGCCGATGACGGACCTCGTCCGCGCCGGCTACGCCTCGAAGCGGAAGATGACTCCGCAGGAGGCCGCTCTGGTGATCGAGATGCTCCGCGATGAAGCACGGGCCTGGGCCTCGAGGTACTCCCGGCTGTGGTGTGCGGTGGACGACTACCTGCGCTGCCTGCCTGGGGACAAGGTGCGCTACGGGACGAGGCTCAAGCAGGTCGCGGGCAAGCGGAAGGAGTGCAGGCTGTGAGCACACCGATGACGGGTCGTCCCGATCTTCCGGTCGTCGTGGACACGCCAGCCCGCCTCGTGACGGTAACGAAGCAAAGCGGGGCGCCGGACGTTCGGATGTTCGACGCCTCCGCGGTCAACGCTTCGATCGACAAAGCCATGAGCACGCTGGCACCCGGCGAGAAGGTCGCGGCCATCGTGTACGTGGATCGGGACGGGGCCAACCTCGCTTTCGTCGGAAAGCTCAAGGCGCCGGTCGGACAGGCGTCATGGACGGTGGTCGGCACCAAGCGTTGGGATGGGGACTGGCAGGCCAGTGCCGCCCTGCGCTGGGCCATTTGAGGGAGGTCGAATGGACTGGATGGAAGTCGGACTCACGGCCCTGACGGCGCTCACGCCGGTCATCACGATGATCCTCGTGTGGGGCTTCAAGCTGATCTGGAACAAGATCCCGGCGTCGATCGTGCTGGTCGCCACGCCGATCTTCGGGGCACTCGTCAACTTCGGCCTGCTCTGGATTCAGGGTCATGCCGGGTCCTTCCACCCGCTGGTCGGGGCCGCGCTCGGCGTCCTCGCCATCGCGCTGCGTGAGGTCATCACCTCGCTGCAGACGAAGGGTCTCACGGGCTCGGTGTCGCAGACGAACCGGATGCTGTAGCCCGTGCCCGCGCTTGAGCTTCGGGACGCACTCAGCGTCGTGACGGCCATCCTGACCGTGGCTGGGGTGGTCTTTGCGCTGCGGGCCAGCGTCTCGAAGCTCGAAGCGGGGCAGACGGAGATCGTCCGGCAGGTGGCTGCGCTGCACAAGCGGCTCGATCACTACGGGGACCAGATCGTGGACCTGAAGGAGAAGCACGGAAGGCTCGACGAGCGGATCAAGAGCCTGAAGGAGTCGCAGTCGTTCCGGTTCCGCACGAAGCTGGCGAGGGTCGAGGCGGCCGCTGCCGGCGAGGCGCCGATGTTCAGCGACGAGGACGAAGAATGAGTCACACATCGAACGACGACATCATGGTGGCGCTCGATGACATGCGTCGTCACATCAACGGCCGCCTCGACGACCACGAGCGTCGGATCAACTCTCTGGAGCCAGTCAAGGGCCAAGTACATCGGCTCATCGAGCACGTTGCCGAGATCGGCGGGAGACAGACGGTCATTCTCGAAAGGCTCGAAGGCATGGAGAGACTCGTCAACGACGCGTTGCGGAATGCGGCCAAGGATCTCACGGTGCAGCTCGCGGCGACGGTGCGGGCCGAGCTGCATGGGCTGCGGGACGAGATGGGTGCGCTGCGCGACGACATCCGTCAGCGGCCGTGCTTCAGAACCGGGGAGTGTGAGCGATGAAGCGGCTGATCCAGTTCTTCGAGTACAAGCACCTGCCCCCGAACTTGCAGGAGGTCAGCAAGCCGTTCGCCCAGATGGCGCAGGTGCTCATGGCGAAGCTGCCCGAGAACGCGGAGAGCACTGTGGCGATGAGGAAGCTGCTGGAGGCGAAGGACTGTGCGGTGCGTGCGGTGCTCTACAAGGAGGAGCGTGATGGCTTCGCGTAGGCTGTGGCTGTTCGGACTGGCTTTGCTGCTGTGCCTGCCGCTGATCGGGAGCGGGCAGAGCATCAACTACTACCCGGCGGGTGGGGCTCCAACCACGACAGGAGGCAGCAGCTTCTTCGCTGGCGGGATCTCGCTAGGGAACACGTTGGCGAGCCCCTACGCCAACCTGTACGGGGACGCCGCCAACACTCTCGCCCTGCGGAATGGGGCGAATGCCCAGACGCTGAACGTGTACAACACGTTCACGGACGCCGGCAACTACGAGAGGGCCGAGCACATCTGGTCTAGCAACATCTACAGAATCGTTACTTCCAAGGCTGGAACTGGAACCACTCGGAGCCTGTGGCTTGGCACGGACGGGACTGGAAGATGGGGTATCGAAGCTAGCACAAATGCTTTTTACCCTCTGGCAAACGATATCTACGACCTCGGGTATGGTCCGGCCACGATGAGTGGGCCGAGGAACTTCTTTGTAAACCGCTCCACCCAAGGCTCCAAGACCAAGGCCCTGACCGAGGGAGCAGCCACAGCCGTCACGCAGATCGCGGTGCCGCAGACGGCCGGCTCGAACTTCGCCGACGCCACCATCGAGTGGGTCGTCTACGCCAGCGACGGCACGGACTCGCAGACCCTCAAGGGCTCCAGCTACCTGACCGCCGTCAACAAGGCCGGGACGGAGACTTGCACGGTGGGCGCGGTGGGCACGGCCATCAACGCCGTCTCGGCGGGCACGCTGACCTGCACGGCCTCCTGCGTCACGGGCCTGACCGATGTGGTCCAGTTCGCGCTCAACTGCACCTCGTCTCTGACACAGACGACGCTGAACGCGCTGGCCCGCCTCGACATGATGCAGCCCAACACCGTCACGCCGCAGTAAGGAAAGGAACCTCTCATGCTGAAGAAGCTCGTGCTCGCGCTCGTCGTCGCCCTCCTCGCCTCCGCGGCCTCCGCGCAGACGGTCACATGCTCGGTGTCCGGCCTGAGCGCCAAGCAGACCGCGCTGCTCACCGACTTCCTCGCCTCCGTCAACGCGCAGCGTGCCGCGCAGACGCCGCCCCTGGCTCCGTTCGCCAACTTCTCTGCGTACTGCCAGAACCTCGTGGTCGGGGCCGTCCTCGACTACGTCCGGCAGCAGGAGCAGGTGAACGCCGCGAAGGTGGGGGCCGCCGCCACCGCCAACGGTGACCAGACCGCGCCGAACGCGCAATGCACGGCGGCCGGGCTCGCCAACGGCTGCACGAAGAATCAGGTGGCCTGCTTCGTCCTCACGGGGAACGTGACCTGTAACTAGGATGCTCTACCTCGCCGCCGCCATCCTCGCGGGCATCGGCTCCACGCAGAACGTGGGAGAGCAGAGCCCCGCCTTCGTTCTGGCCGCTGACGCCCGTCGAGGTCCGGTCCAGGTCGAGGGCTGGCTGACCACGGCGGCGAAGCTGGAGAGCAAGGACGGCTGGTCTACCCGGCTCGGCGCGGATGTCTGGTCCGGGCCGCTGTCCATCGGCGCGCACTGGGTACACCGTGAGACGAGCCTGTGGCGCAAAGACCGGCTGCTCATCCGGGCCAGCGCAGCGCACGGCCCCCTCAGGCTACTGTGCGAGGTCGCCCCGGACTCGCCCAACAGGGAAGTCAAGGGCGAGGTCCGCATCCGCTTCGCCGTCCCGGTGTTCGGAACGAAGCTCGTACTGGAGCCCCGCTACTTCGTGGAGTCGCACTCCCAGGTGGACATGACGGGCGAGTTCGGCTGGGGTGCGAGTCTGCTCGGAGGGATAGGCTGGTGAGACGCAGGGACGCCATCACGGCCATCCTCGCCGCCCTCCCGGCGCTGCTCCTCGCCCTGTCCGGCTGGATCAAGGCAGACGGTGAAGCCAAGGCCAAGGCCAAGGCATACGACAGCTACGGCGAGTACGTCACGGAGCAGCTCGAGCGCGACGAGGCCCTACTGCGGGCGCTGCGGGACTGTCAGACGTTGCTCAAGAGCAAGCCCGCCCTGTGGTCGGCCTACATGATGGGCGTGGAGGTTCACACGTCCGGCCCGGTCGAAGGGATGCCGAAGCAGGACGACAGGCAGGCCCAGGTCGTACTCGATGAGATCGCCCGGCGTGAGGGCTGGGCAGGAGGTAAGTGATGATCCGCAAGACCCTCGCGCTGGCCCTCGTGGCCGCGCTCCTCGCCGTCCCCGTGGTCGCGGAGGTGCTCGTCATCAGCATCAGCGCTACGGACGCCTCGGCTACCCGCGTCTTTCCCAAGCCGGTGAACTCCGTCCTCATCTGCAACTGGGGAGCCAACGAGGTGTTCTTCCGGCTCTTCACCGAAGTGGACACCACCGCAGCCGCGACCACCTCGAGCATCGAGCTCGTGGCTGGGACTGCGACCGCGCCCATCTGCATCAGCTACGACGTGACCGCCACGCAGCCGGGCCGCTTCGCCGCCATTTCGACCATCTGCAACTCGGGCGAGACGGCCACGGTCACGGTGCAGCTCAACTGAGGTAGGCCATGACCCTCGCGGACATGATCCGAGACTCGAGGCTGGCCCGGGCCATGTTCGGTGGCCGCTACGGGAGCGAGGACCCGCACGCCCTCGCGGTCCGGGTGGCCGGCGAACTCGGCTACCCGCAGCCCGGCGCCGAGGGCGACGAGGGCGAGGCTCAGCGGTACGCGGCCTCGAGGCTGGCCGCGCAGCGCCTGGGGCCGCTCCCGCTCATCACGAATCCGATCCACGAGGCGGCGCTGTCGTGGTTCGCGGAGGGCGAGGGCAGGCCGAGCATGAGGCGGCTCATGGCCGGCTACCGCGGCGCCCTCGACGCGCTCGAGGCGCAGCCGGCGCCCGGCGTGGTGCGCGAGGGCTTCGGCCTCGGCACCGCGGATGCGATCCGGCCGGCGCAGCGTGAAGGAACGATCGAGGCCCTCCTGGCCTCGGTCATGGCAGGGAGGTAGGACATGGGTTGTGGGAAGAAGGGCAGCATGGGGGCGAAGAAGAGCGGGGGGAAGGGCAAGCGGTAGACCCCATAAAGGCCCGCCGACCTCATGAAGACCTGTAAGGCCAAGTCGAAGAGTACGGGCAAGCAGTGCGCCCGGGCGCCGATCGCCGGGGGGGAGGTGTGCCGGGTTCACGGCGGCGCCGCCCCCCAGGTGAAGCGCAAGGCCGCGGAGCGGGTCCTCCTCGACCAGGCCATCGTGGCCTTCGGCCTCGACCGGGCGAAGGACCCCGACCGCCTACTGGCCGAGCTCGGCTGCATCGCCTACGTCAAGACCTCGGACCTGTACGACTCGGACGGCAGGATGCTTTCGGTCCAAGAGATCAGGGAGCGGGCGCCGCAGGCCGACGCCGCCATCGCCTCGCACGAGGTCGTCACAGGGAACGTGGACGCCGCGGACGGTAAGCGTGACCGCCTGGTCAAGGTGAAGCTGCATGACAAGGCCCGCATCCTCGAGATGCTCGCCAAGCATCACAGCCTCTTCGAGGACAAGGTGAAGCACGAGGGCCGGATCGAGATCGGCTGGATCAAGTGAGAGTCGAGATCCCCTACAAGCCGAGGCCGCTACAGCAGGAGGTCCACGATCTCCGCGAGCTCCATCGCTTCATGGTCCTCGTCTGTCACCGTCGGTTCGGCAAGACGGTGCTCGGCGTGAACGAGCTCCAGAAGAGCGCCTTTACCGCGGCCCTGCAGCGGCCGAGGACGGCCTACATCGGCCCGACGTACCGCCAGGCGAAGAGCGTGGCCTGGGACTACTGCCAGTACTACGCGAGGCCGATCCCGGGCATCACGGTGAACCAGAGCGAGCTCCGCATCGACTACCCCACGGGCGGGCAGATGCGCCTGTACGGCTCGGACAACCCGGACGCGCTCCGAGGCCTGTACCTCGACGACGTGGCGTTCGATGAGTACGGGTTGCACCCGGCGAAGACCTACACCGAGGTCATCGCGCCGGCCCTTGTGGACCGCGGTGGCCGGGCGCTCTTCCTCGGGACTCCGAACGGGAAGAACCAGTTCTGGGAGATCGCGCAGCACGCGAAGGCCCGCCAGGCCGCGGGCGACCCCGACTGGTGCTACCGCGAGTACCGCGCATCTGAGACGGGCATCCTCGACTCGGCGTATCTCGCGCAGGCGAAGGCCGTGATGACGCCCGACGAGTACGCGCAGGAATTCGAGTGCTCATTCGAGGCCGCGGTGAAGGGCGCCATCTTCGCGAAGGAGCTCGAGGCCGCACGCGAGCAGGGCCGCATCTCCCGCGTCCCCTACGACCCGAGCCTGCCGGTGGACACCGACTGGGACCTCGGTATCGGGGACGCGATGGCGATCTGGTTCAGCCAGAGCCTGCGGAGCGGAGAGGTGCGGCTCATCGACTACCACGAGTCGAGCGGCGAGGGCTTCCCCTACTACGCGAAGGTGCTGCGGGAGCTGGGCTACAGCTACGGTCGGCACTGGGCGCCGCACGACATCCAAGTGCGGGAGCTCGGGAGCGGTCGGAGCCGCCTCGAGGTCGCGGCCGAGCACGGCATCCGCTTCGAGGTCACGCCCCGGCTGCACTCCACGGTGGCCGGCGAGGTGGAGGAGGGCATTCACGCAGCGCGGATGCTCTTCGCCCGTTGCTGGTTCGACGCGGAGAAGACGAAGGCCGGGGTCGAGGCTCTGATGCATTACAGGCGCGACTACAACGAACGGCTGCAGGAGTTCAAAGCGGTGCCCGTCAAAGACTGGGCCGGACACGCAGCCGATGCGTTTCGAGGGTTAGCGGTGCGGCACCAGACTCCGGTGGAGGCCAAGCGAGCGAAGGGGCCGCGGATGCCCGCCGCCTGGAGCTGGTCGTGACCGGGCGGCGCCGGCCTCTCGACGGTGGCGTGCATCTGCCGGTCGGGACCGACTGGCTCAGCGGCACGAGCGGAGGGGGCGGTGGTGGTATCGCCATCTCGGCCGGCGCCGCATCTCAGAGCACTGGCACGGTCATCTTCGCGAATTCCAACGGCGTGAGCTTCGGACTCAACGCCGGGACGCTGACGGCCAACACCGAGGTGCGCGGGGCGCCGCTCTACCATCTAGGCACGACGTTCCTGGGGAGTTCTTCCGCTGCGGCAGGGACCACGCACGTCACGGAAAACAGCGTGTGGGTCGCCGGCGCTGTAACGATGACCGTGCAGACGCTCGATGTGGGTGGTGGGGGCACTAGCTATCTCTACCGGCCCTACTTGTTCGTGAAGCAAACGGTCAGCGGGTCGAATGGGAGTTTCAGCTACGAGAACGGGCTGACGTTCCAGAACTCGAATGGGGTTTCGTTCTACACGAGTAACAGCGCGATCGTCGCCAGCCATAATGGGCTGACGACGGCCGCGCAGTCGGATCACTCCCATGGGAACCCTACGCTGAACCTGACGAACCTCGCTGGGACCACCGCAAGCGGATCGGCCGGCTTCACGCTGTCGCTCTCGCACAACATCTCCACGGCGGCTCTGTCGAACCACACGCACGGCAACCCGACCCTTGCTCTGACCAACCTCACCGGGACTACGGCCTCGGCGTCGAACGGGCTGACTCTGAGCCTGAGTGCCGCCGCGCAGGGGGCCGGAAGCGGCACGGGCCTGAACCTGACCAACCTGACCGGGACGCTCTCCGCGAACACGGCAGGCGTGTCCCTGTCGCTCTCCGCTGCGGCTCCGGGGGCCGGCGGTGGATTCGCGGCTCAGGGCTCTGGGGCGTACACGCAGAACACCGGCACGATCCAGTTCGCCAACTCGAACGGGATCACGTTCGGGCTGTCGACGAACCAGATGACGGCCTCGCACAACGGGCTGACCACCGCGGCGCAGTCGAACCACTCGCATGGAAACCCGACGTTGGCCCTCACGAATCTCACGGGCACGACGGCGAGCTCCAGCAACGGGTTCACCCTGAGCCTGAGTGCGGCGGCGCCGGGTGGGGGGGCGGGGGCAACGCTGAGTTACTTTGAGCCCATCTGGGCTCAAAGTGGACGGGCCACCAACTCCTCGCTCGGCCAGAACACGCTCTACTTCCAGCCGTTCGATCTGCCTTTCTACCTGAGTGCCAGCCGG